CATCAGTTCTAGTTACTGATAATTCTCTAACTCCAGATACGACTGCGTTAACATTCTCAAGAGCTGAAATAGCAGCAGCTAAAGCAGCGATTGTTGTAGCTTGATCAGCATCGAAGATAACTGGACCAACTGTTACTCCATTTACATCAACGACGATTTCATTATCAGTTACGAAATCAGCATCGAAAGAAACTGTTGCTAAGTTCTCAGCAGCAAGTCTAGCTTGATTAGCAGAAGCACCTTGTACTAAACCAAATCCAAATTGGATCGCTTCAGCAGCGTTGTAACTTAATACTGATGTTGTATCGATATCATAAAGAAGACCCGGCTGGCCTACTTCCATGTTAAATTTATATTCTGTTTGTGACATTATAGACCTCTAATTATTTTTTGTTTTTGTCGCTGTTCTTAAGACGATCTAGCATTTTCTTTCTAGCTTCATCTGCGGATACTTCTTCTTTAGCATCAAGCTTTGGAGCAACTAATTCACGTTGCTTAGCCATGCTTACTGACGGCTCCACATGATCTTCTAAAAGTGTATCGAATCTTGCTTTGATATAGACTTCAGATGCTTCATCAAGATTTGCTTTTGGGCATCTTTCTTTAACAACAGCTGTGATAATCTCTACATCACTCATGTCATCTAAGTTGATTTCTGCATCAGTGTTTTTTAAAAGCGTTTTAGCGTCACCGATTAAAGCCACTCTTGCTTTAACAGCTTCTTTAATTTCCGCTGCGTGATCTACTTTTGTAGCTGCTTCAAGTTTATCAGCTAAGCAATCACGATCTGCTTTTAGAGTTTCTAGCTCTTTAGTTATTTCAATCATGCTGTCATTTTTTTCAGCAAGATCTTTAACAGTTTTTTCGTAAGCTTTAGCAACTTCTGGGGATGATTTATATTCCAGCCCATCAAGAGTCACTACGGCAAATTTCTCATCTGTCATATTTTTCTTCTCCGTTTTTAATTGAATACTAGCTATGTAATCATCATCACAAGCCACTAAGTTATTATCATCAAAAGAGTCGATATTGATCCGAGCGTTCGGACCAGCTCTACCTCTCTCAACGATAGCAAGGTGGTTATAGCGAATCTTAGTTTGGCGATAGTCATAATCTTGACCATTATAAGTACCGTCCTCCCTAACTAACTCGACCATATACCCAAGGGATAATTCCCTTTTCTCACCTGAACGAACTGCCCTTACACCTTCATCATCACTAATGAGTAATGAGGCTGTAAGATACTGACCGTCGGTATTTATTTTTTCACCTGTAAATCCAATGGATAGCTCCTTTGAATTTTGCGAATTAACTATCGCTTGCTCAGGATGACCATTGGTTATTGGAATCATTTTTAAAGTTTGCAGACTATCGAACTCAAAGACGTCATCAGGATGTCTAAGCTCACGTCTAACGCTGCCATCTGGATTGGTATATACGAACACTCCTGTTCGGGTGACAATCGCATTAGCTTTGAGATAACCTTCGTCTGTCACCTCTGCTCCAGAGACAACACCTTGGTCAAATCTTTGGATTGAGTTTAACTCTTCTATGGTCTGCACTGCGTTAACCTAAATATTAAAACTTTATGGTATAAAAAGTTTACATGAAAATCAACCACAAGGCGAGGTTTTAAATATATTTGTAATTATTATGTAGTTAATAAGTTGCTTATCGTTTCATTTTAATCAATATCATTCATCAAATCCTTCGATCAAAGGTTGAGCAACGCACCGACATTGGACGGGTTGCCCCGGGTTACCAACTGAGGGTGGGTTATTATATGAAAATATTTTGTTATTGAGCTCGGCATGCGATGAGCGAACTCTTTCATCACCGGCGGTTACCCATCTATATCTTTCGATACCCACTTCTTTATGGCGGTACTCGGTAAGCTGACCATTAAGTTTCGATACTTGATCACGAGCTATCAGTTGCGATCGTCTTTTAGTGATTGCATATCTTTGCTCAATTTGTTCTTTGATATTCCCGACGCCAGCACCGGTTGCAAATCCTCTTTGAACAATCCCTTCGATTTGAGTTGCTGCATCGTTACTTATATTTTTTATTAACTGAACATTTTGATTAGTGAATGATGCTATTTGAGGTCTAAGCCATGGCTCACTTGCTACTACATTAACCCCGAATGCCGATTGCATAACCCGGTTAAAATCTTTCTTATTAAATTCATTTACTTCACCAGCAGCTGTATTGCTTAAGTCTCTTGGATTCGGTGCTCTTCGTTCAAAGCTTAGCATGGTTGCATCGAGAAGACGTTCCAAATCATTTGACCAATCATCTGCTCTTGAGTCAGGTCTTAAGGCTACCGCTTGATTATATAAATTATCTAACTGCGGAACTAAGATATCATTCATCATATTGATAAAGACTTGAACATAATCAGTTAAAGCTTTTTCATATTCACGTTCGGGTTGCTTTGGTTCACGTGGAACCAATCCAAACTTAGGTATCTTCTTATTACCCACTTGAGCTCGTCTTTTAGCAATGGCATTAATTAGTTTTTCTTTTGACATTACCTGTATTCAATATAGTTAAACTGACCAGTTACATCTATTACACCTGACACTCTTCTAACACCTAAGCTTAAGGTCTGAGGATCGCCGCTATACTTTGTAGATATGCGATCTCTGATTTGCAATAAGTCAATACTTACCGAAACCCTTTCATTGCCTGAGTCAGTAAATAATATATCACCGCCACTTAAAGTTGTTTGCGTTACTGAGCTTTGCGAAAAGTCTCCGTTATCGGTCCAAGTTAAAGATCCAGTAGCATTCTTAAAAAGAGCTATTTGGAACTTATTACCAGTATCGTTATTTATACCAAAGGAAAATGGTTGAATTGTTACTCGATCCTGACCGGGCTTTACTCTTATTGAAACTATGTTGTGCCATGCATCTACATTCGGTACTCTATACTCAACTTCATATGGAGTAGTTACCCCTCTAGAATATCCGCTTTCATTAGTTCCGCCTTCAATAAATACTGATGAGCATATTTGTTTCATGTTACTTGTTGCGGCAGTTGCGGCTGTGTTAACAATTTCATAGCGAAGAGGTAGATCTCCTTTGCCCATATAGGCCGAATCAAGCACGTTGTTATATTTAAACTCATGAGCCTCACAAAAACAATTGCCCGTCCATATTGAAAACCTAACCCTACCAACGCCCAGCCATGCAAAATCAATTGAGAATATTTGGGCTTTTGTTAGATCGATATTGTACATCGACCTTCCAGTGCCATCCATCTTATCGATATTAAAGTTGCTTTGATCAATTCGGATCTCTTCAGTATTGCCAGTCGATAGGGTTCTTCTAACCACAACTCCAAAAACACCATCTTTAACTTCATAGTACAATCCATTAAAATCATCATACATCCCCATTCTAGATGAAGTACCTGATTGGGTTGTACCTAAAACACCAGTCATTAAAGCTTGCGAACCTGTTCCAGTTTGATATTGAAACGTTCTATAAGTTTGTCTTAAACATCTATTCCCACTTGCGGTTCCAACATTTAAAAGGGCAGCCGATTGTTCGGCAAGATATGTTGTGCTTCCGGTTCCTGAGGTAAACGTTTCCCACTCAGTATCGTTAATTGAGTTTTGCAATGAGCTATTGAATATACCAAATGGTTTCGATACTCTAAGCCTAGCGTATGCATCAACTGTGGCATCATCATTAAATCCAATCCTATCATCAAATATAAAACTCATACTATTACCCACTGCCCATTTGTATATATAAATTGCAAGCCGATAAACTGGACCTGCATCTTTATTTCATTATCTATATCGATATCACCAAGGACCGTAATTGGTCTAAACTTGGCGTTACCTGTTTCATCTTTTATGTATAACTTTTCGCCTTCATATCCATCGTGCAAAGTAATCTGGACTGCGCTTGTTGTATCAACGGCAATATATATATCGTTACTTTGCGTTGTGTAATCACTTGAAATGGCTACTCTGTTAAAGAGCTTTTTACGAAGCTCAATTGGATTGATGGTGACTAACACATCTGGATAATCACCACCAACCAACTGGAGGTCAAATACATCATCGTTAAAATCAAGCGTCTCAGTTAGGTCCTCAATAATCGTACCTTTTTTAGAAACCGTTAGATTTACATTATTTAATGAATTGACTGTTGCCATTAGACTGCATCTAGATTAAAGTTACCAACTGCAGATAACACATTAAAACCTAGGTTTTCTTCAACGCAGATTAAAGTTAATGAGCTGTTATCTTGTAGAGTGTCAACATTACCTGAAGCACCAACTGTAGTTGTTCTATTACCAAAGTTAATATATTGATCAACTCCTTGAACCATTTTAAAGCCTGAGTTAATATCAGTTACTCTTAAGATTGATCCAACTTCGATCGCTGCTGGCAGCGTCATCTCTAACTTAGTAGCACCGTTAGTGATGTAGTTAGTATCAACTACCATTGCGGTATTAGCAGTAACTATTTCAGCTTCTTTTTGTCCAGTTGAAGTAATTGTAATAGCACCTGCGGCGTTAGTAATTTCGATACCATTACCAGCGGTAATAGTAGCGGCTTGGGGATTACCACCGGTTTGACCAATGATAATCTCACCATCATTGACTGGATAATCACTGTTCCATACGTTTTGTGTCATAATATTCTCCGTTAATTAATTATGAAATTTCCGACTGCTGTCGCAATCATATATATTTTATCACTTACTCGAATTAGTTCCAAAGTATTTCTATTCTGGATTGAATCTATATAGCCAGATGGGCCAACTGTAGTATCCCTATTACCAAAATATATAACATCACCCGGGTTTTGCACGATCCGAAATCCACCAAGTCCAAGCCCCATCACCTTAATTATATCCCCGACCTGACCCGTAATGGGCAGCGTTAGGTTTATCCTATTAGTTGAATTTGTTATATAGCCATTAGTATTCTCGGCAACTTGGTCTTGGGTTATTATATTCCAAGGTAGCTGACCTGCTGTCGATGATACTGAAACATCTATGGAGTTCGAACTCGTCTTGACCGCCTGTATATCGCCGCCGAAGTTAATGCTTCTAGTATCGTTTGTTAATAAAACATTATTGTTTTTAGTTGTTAATCTACTTGATGAGCCTGATGCTACCGGTCCAATGCCGCCACCTGTTGATCCTTTATCGCCTTTTAAGTTGACCCACTTGCCCCATGTTCCGTCTGGCTTCTCGAACCTTAGGCTAGTCTGTCGCCATTCGTGATCGGGCATCTCACCTTTCTCGCCCTTCTCACCTCGAACGTTGCCGAGTTCATATACCGTATCATCAGTTAGTCTAATGACCAGTTGGTAGTCTATAAGCTGCACGCTCTTTATACTGACTGCATCTTGACCCGGCTCGCCTTGATCACCTCGGTCGCCTTTGATAACAATCTTACCTAGGTTCTGCTCAAGACCATCGATAGCAATGATGAGTTCACCTTTATCTATTCTCGCATCGGTTATCCTTGAGCCATCCTTTCCATCCTTACCATCCTTGGGAATCTTGATTAGGTTTTCTAGTTGGCTGATTAGGTCTTCTCTAAGCTCTTGATATTTATTGCTTACGGCTTGGTCGGCATGATCAATTAACTTCTCGGCTCGGTCTTTATCTTCTTTAGCAAACTGATGAGCAAGATCTTTAGCTTCGTTTAACTTTTCAGAGCTAACCTTATCTAGGTTTTTGAGTTCGTTATCTAAAATAGCTATCTTGTTATAGACCTGCTCAATCGAAACATCATTAGAATTAGCCTGACTGGATTGTTCTTTATCCAGTCTATCTAGCTGTTTTTTTAATTTATTTATAAGTAGCAGCTTTGCTAAAACTTCGAATTTCATTGAATTACTCTGCTAATTTTTTTAATACCTTCAAATACTCTTCTTCAAGTTTTGCTTCTTTATTATCCTGATCTTCTTTTAGGCTGCTTTGGGATTGGATGTGTTCATCAAGTGCAACTGATCCCTCATT